GACGCTGTAGCGACGTCAGAGACGACGCTGGCGTGAGACGCAGAAAGCCCCGGCGGTGGTGACGCACCGGCCGGGGCTGGTCATCGAACCTGTGGAGGGGTATCGATGCGACTTGAGCCTACCCAGTCCTACCGGGTACGGGAGGTGATCTGAGGATGGCTCCCCGTCGATCCCCGGCGGCGCAAGAGCTTCACGCTACCGTTGTCGCGCACCCAGCTGGCCTCACCATGTTCCGGTTCAAGGGTGCCGAACGGCTTGTGTTCACGACGGCGGACGTAGCTGAACTGATCTGGGGCACCCCAGCTGACGCCGCTGAGGCAAAACGGTTCCGGGATCGCATCGTCGATTACCACCACCGAGGCGAATTGCGTGGGCGTCGAGTCGGCAACTACCTGCTCTTCGCAGGCGATGCGGTCGCTGACTTTGTTCGCTCACTCGATCCGGACGTCGCGAACCGCAAGACCGCCTGACAGCACCAACGGCGAGGGAACGTCGTCAAGTCTTACCGACAGGAAAGGTCCGCTGTGTTAGATATTTCGCTGATTGTGGAGCGGCTTGCTGAGTCTGGGGGTTCGCTGGCTGTTTTTTATGCGGATGGTGAGTGGGTTGTGTCGGTGAGGTGGGGTCGGGAGGCTAAGGATTCGCCGATGGTGGGTGCTGAGGCGTTGGGACTGGGTGCTACGGCGGAGGAGGCTCTCGGGGCTGCGATGGAACAGGCTCGGTTGGTATGACGACGGTCGGTGATTCTCAGAGGGTGTTAGGTCCGTCGGGGCGTGTTTCCTTTGAGGGGGCTAGGGTCGCTGTTGCTCGTGGGGACGGTGACACCGTCGATCTCATTGATCCCGGCGCCAGTGTGACCGTGTCGTCTCGCGTCACTAGCCCATGGTCTTTGCCTGATGGGGAACTTGCCGTGCCGGCCAGCGCGCCTCGCGACCAGTGGCTGGTTGAGCGCCGCAGGGGTGTGGGTAGCTCCGATATCCCGCTGTTGATGGGTATGGGTGAGGGTGGCTGCGAGTATGAGTTGTGGCTTGAGAAGGTCGGCGCCCGGATGTCTGAGCGGACCGAGGTTATGCGGCGTGGCACCTGGTTGGAGCCTTATGTCGTCGATTTCTTTACTCAGCGCACGGGGTTGCGGACACGCCGTTGTGGCCTGGTCAGGCATCGTGCTGTGAGCATTGCGTTGGCGACGCCTGATCGGCTTGTTGCCGATGGGGGTTGCCTGGAGGTGAAGACTTTCACGCGTTTCGCTCGAAGCGCTAGCCAGTGGCGTGGTGGTGGGATCGCAGCGGCTGCTTTTCTGCAGGGTCAGTGGCAGCTTTTCGTGACGGGGCGTTCGCACGTGTGGTTCGCCGCCTATGAACTTGATCGGGAGCCGCTGATTTGCGGGCCTGTTGAGCGTGATCAGGGGTTGATCGACCGGATGTGGGAGCGCGCTACCATCTGGTGGTCCGAGCATGTGGTCACTGGGGAGCCTCCGCCGGTGGATCTGGCCACGATCACCGACGAGGAGATCGCGCTCCGCTGGCCGGCTGCCGAACCTGGGCGTGTCCAGCACGCGCAGTGGCCTGCGCACCTGCGGGCGCTGCTCGCTGAGCGGGCCGAGGTTCATCAGCGAGCCGCCGAAGCGAGTGAGCGCAAGAAAGAGATCGACCAAGCGCTGGAAGTGATGATCGGGGATGCTGAGGCCCTGCTGATCGGCGGGCGGCCTGTGGTCACTTTCAAGAATTGCCGCACCAACCCGCGGGTGAACCCTGCGCTGGAGTTCGACCACCCCGATATTTACGCCGCCTATATCCAGCGTGGCAGCTCCCGTCGTATCCACATTTGCAGGGACTGGGAAACAGCATGACGAATGCCGAGGTAACGGTTCGACCCCTTGTCCATAGTGGGGGCGCCTTAGTACTGCGGGGAGACCAGCGCGACTGGACCGACCAGCAGCGGGCCGCCCTGGCGCAGATCGGCATCGCCGACGCGCCGATCGGCGACCAGCTTGTGTTTCTGCACGTGTGCCAACGGATGGGTCTGGACCCGTTCAACAAAGAGATATACATGATCGGCCGCTGGGATTCGGAGCTGGGTCGCAAAAAGTGGACCATTCAGGTCGGCATCGATGGGTTCCGGTCGAAATCCGAAGAGCATCCTGACTATGAGGGTGTCGGCGACGCCGAGTGGTGCGGTGAGGACGGGGTGTGGCGTGAGGTCTGGGCAGGCCCCGGGGCGCCGATGGCTGCCCGCTTCAGTGTCTACCGTCGGGGCTTGCGTGAACCTGTTCGTGCGGTCGCGCACTACCGGGAATACGTCCAGACAAATTCGCAGGGACAGCCCACTCGCACGTGGCGCCTGAGCCCTGCGAACCAGCTGTCCAAGTGCGCTGAGGCCTTAGCCCGACGGCGGGCCTTCCCGCGCCGGCTCGGTGGCCTCTACGTGCACGAAGAGATGCAGCATCTCGACAATCCCGTCCCACCACCCGTGATCGCCACCGCCAGCCCTGATCCTGAGCCGGACTGGGACACGATGATCACCCAGCACGAACAGGAGGGCGACCGCGACAAACTCGCCGACCTGTGGAGGCTCGCCCGCGGGATGTGTCCGAACGACACTGCGTTACTGGAGCGCATCGCCGCCGCAGGCGAACGCCTTACGGCCTCCTCGGGACAGTCGAGGGCCGTTGAGGACGAGAGCGGAGCAGCTCCATGAGCGCGCCGCCGGTCAGGCCATACGAGGAGTTTCTGCGCGAGAAGGTCAACTTCAGTCGGGTGTTCGGTTTCGACTGCGACCTGGAGGAGGTTAGTCCGGTTCTCAAGCCGCATCAGAGGTTGTGTGTGCAGTGGGCGGTGCGGGGTGGTCGGCGGGCACTGTTCGAGGCCTTCGGTATGGGAAAGACCGTCCAGGAGTTGGAGGTTCTGCGGCTGATCCTCCTGAAGGGTGGTGGTAGTCGGGGTCTGGTTGTGTGCCCGTTGGGTGTGCGGCAGGAGTTCTGCCGGGACGCTACGGAGCTGTTGGGGATGCCCGCACCGGTGTTTATCCGGGCTGCGGATCAGGTGGGCGGCGCCGGGATCTACGTGACGAATTATGAGTCGGTGCGGGATGGCAAGCTTGACCCTGACCTTTTTGATGCGGTCAGCCTTGACGAAGCTGGGGTACTTCGATCCTTCGGGTCAAAGACCTATCAAACGTTCCTGACACTGTTTGATCAGGTGCCGTATCGGTTCGTGGCGACGGCGACACCGTCCCCGAACCGGTACAAGGAGTTGATTCACTACGCGGCGTTTTTGGGTATCATGGACACGGGTGCCGCGTTGACTCGGTGGTTCCAGCGGGACAGCACGACGGCGAACAACCTCACCCTCTACCCGAATAAAGAAACCGAGTTCTGGACATGGGTGAGTACCTGGTCGGTGTGGTTGGGCTCGCCCGCGGATCTCGGCTGCCATGCCACTGGCTACGTCCTCCCGGAGATGAGCACCCATTACCATGAGGTCGCGAGCGCTCCTGCGTGGGCGGCGGCTAGTCGTGACGGTCAAGGTTTCTTGTTCCGGGATGTCGCTCTGGGTGTGACCGAGGGTGCCCGGGAGAAACGCGAGACCCTCTCGGCGCGGGTGGCCGAAGCGATCCGGATTGTCACGGGTTACCTCGCTGATGACCCAGGTGACCAGGTCATCCTCTGGGTCACGCTCAACAGCGAGCAGGACGCTGTAGAGCACGCGTTAGCGGCGCACGGAGTGAGCTTTTCCTCAGTGCACGGGGCGCTGTCGGCCGAGGAGTGTGAGCGTCGGCTTCGAGACTGGCGGACGCGCCGGACCAGTGTGCTGGTCGGTAAACCCGTGATGCTCGGGGCGGGCCTGAACCTGCAGCAGTGCAATAAGGCTGTTTTCGTGGGTGTTGACTACAGGTTTCATGATCTGGTTCAGGCGTGTCATCGGATTCAGCGCTTCGGGCAGAGTCGCACCTGCCAGGTGCACATTATCCACGCCGAGTCGGAGCGGGAGGTGTTGCGGACGCTGCGGGAGAAGTGGGCTCGGCACGAGGAGCTGACCACCACGATGACGGGCCTCATCCGGAAGCATGGCCTCTCGCTCGGGGCCGTGGATGACCTCGCCCGGACAATAGGTGTCGCCCGGGCGGAGACCGTGGGTGAGGGCTGGGTGGCGGTGAACAACGACTGTGTCCTCGAAACCCGGGACATAGCCGATAACGAGGTTGATCTGATGGTGACGTCGATCCCGTTTTCGAACCACTATGAGTACACGAACTCCTACCATGATTTCGGGCACACCGATGGCAATGAGCATTTCTGGGCGCAGATGGACTACCTCACCCCCGAGCTGCTGCGCGTCCTGCGGCCGGGGCGGCTGTTCTGCTGCCACGTCAAAGACCGCATCCTGTTCGGGTCGGTCACCGGCGCGGGTGTTCCCACGGTGTCCCCGTTCCACGCTGAGGGGATCATGCATTCTCGCCGGCACGGGTTCGACTACCTCGGGATGATCACGGTGGTCACGGATGTGGTGCGGGAGAACAACCAGACCTACCGACTGGGGTGGAGCGAGAACAGCAAGGACAGCACCAAAATGGGAGTCGGCTCGCCCGAGTATGTCCTGCTGTTCCGCAAGCCCCAGACCGACCGCAGCAGGGCCTACGCCGATGTCCCGGTCACCAAGGACAAAGCGGTCTACACACGCGCTCGGTGGCAGACCGACGCGCACTCCTTCTGGCGGTCCTCAGGCGAGCGCTACCTCACACCCGCCGAGCTAGCCCAGCTGCCCCCGGACCAGATGTCGGCGGTGTTCACCGACCAGTCCTTGCGGGGAGTCTATGACTACGAGGCTCACGTGGCGACCGGGGAGATCCTGGAGCAACGTGGGCGGCTGCCGGCGACGTTTATGAGCTTGGCGCCCGGGTCGCATCATCCGCAGGTGTGGTGTGACATCAACCGCATGGACACCCTCAACACCGAACAGTCTCGGCGCGCGCACACCCTGCACGTGTGCCCTTTGCAGCGGGATCTAGTAAAGCGGTTGATCGTGCGTTACAGCAACCTGGGTGAGCTGGTGTGCGACCCGTTCGCTGGGATCATGACCGTACCCCTGGTCGCGATCCAGAACGGGCGCCGTGGTCTGGGTATTGAGCTGAACCCCGACTATTACCGTGACGGTGTCGCGTATTTGCGGGCGCAGGAACGCACCGAGGCGGTGCCGACCCTGTTCGACCTGCTCACCACGGAAGGAGTCGCATCATGACACTCCAGGAAGCTGTGTGGCACCACGACGGCCTGCCATTCCACGCGGTGGTCCTTGACGCCACCGAGCACGGTATGGCTGGTGCCCGTGTTGACGCGAGAGGCTATGCCACGTGGATGGCCGCTCAGGACGTCGCCGACATCATGAGCGGCCTCAACCAATCCCGGTAGGTAAACACCATGAGAACCTATCACCTATGGCAGCGCAATCCCCTCCACGGGGACTTACAGGAGATCGCTAAGGCGGTCCAGTCGTACCGTTTCACGTTCTCTCGGGAAACGGAACTGCAGGAGGGGGTGGCTGCCGCTCTGAGGACACTGGGTTGCCCAATGGTCCGTGAGGTGTGGTTGTCTGGGGCTGACCGGATTGATTTCCTCATCGAGGGTGTTGGTGTGGAGGTCAAGACCACGGGATCGGTGTCCGTGGTGCTGGCCCAGGTGCAGCGTTACGCCGCCCACCACCAGGTTGGTGGTCTTGTCCTTGTCACGACCTGCGACGCCACCGGGGGTTGCCAGCGGTGGTGGGGGGTAAGGCCCTCGAGGTGGTCTGGATCGGGGCCGCGTGGTGAGCACCACTTACGGCACCGTGGTGTTGGAGCGGCGCAGCGAGGGGCGGCTCGTGTGGGTCATCCAGGCGCAGCCCCATGTGATGATCCGGATTAAGCGGTTGTTCCCTCGGGTGGTGGGGCGCCGGAGGGGTTGTGTGACCGTCGCGGACACCCTGGATGTCGCGCGGGATCTGCGCTGGATTCACGACCGTTACCCCCTGGAGATGTCCCCTGAGACCAGGGCGGCCCTCCAGGCGCGGCTGCGGGTGTGGACCGAGCGCAAACACGCCATTGACAGCATCCTCACCGGGCATCCCGGGGTCGCGCTCTTCACCGAACCGGCGCGCCCACCCCGGGCCTACCAGGTGGAGTTCGCCGCGCTCATGCGGGCCTGTCGGCGGCTTTTGCTCGGGGACGAGGTGGGTTTAGGGAAAACGTTCAGTTCCCTGCTCACCCTCACCGAACCCGACGCGTTGCCCGCTCTGGTCGTGACCCTCACCGGGCTGCCGGCGCAGTGGCTGCGTGAACTCGCGGACACCCTCCCCGGATTGAAAGGCTATGCGGTCACCCAGGGCACACCCTACGACCTGAGGCGCCCGAATCGGGGTCATTACCCCGACGTGATCGTCATGAACTACGCGAAACTCGCGGGATGGAGCCACGCCCTGGCCGGTCAGGTCCGCACCGTCATCTTCGATGAGGTGCAGGAACTCCGGCACGGAACCACCACCAGCAAAGGTGCTGGTGCCGCGCACGTCAGCGCCCAGGCCACCTACGTGTGTGGGCTGTCAGCCTCCCCGGTCTACAACTATGGGGGGGAGATCTGGAACATCTACGATATCCTTTCCCCCGGGAGTCTCGGGACGAAAAGCGAGTTCATCTCCGAGTGGGGTGGCTCGGCGTCGAACGGGAAAACAACTGTCGCGGACCCCACTGCGCTGGGCACCTACCTCCGCGACAATGGCTTGTTGCTGCGGCGCACCCGCAAAGACGTGCACCGGGAGATACCCGAACCCATCCGCATCCGACAGGAAATCTCCGCCGACCACGTGGCGATCAACGACCTGGGTGGGGACGTCCTCCAGATGGCCCGCCTCGTGCTGGACTCCAGCGCGAAAGGGCGTGACCGGTGGAGCGCGGCCGGGGAGCTGGACTGGCGGCTGCGGCAGGCCACCGGGGTAGCGAAAGCCCCCTACGTCGCGGAATGGGTGCGCCTGCTCCTGGAGTCGGAGGAGAAGATCCTCCTGTTCGGGTGGCACCGGGCCGTGTACGAGATCTGGTTGGCCCGGCTCGCCGAGTTCCATCCCGTGCTCTACACCGGGAGCGAAACCCCCACCCAGAAACTCGCCTCACTCACGGCTTTCGCGACTGGGCCAGCCCGGGTACTGATGATGAGCCTGCGCTCCGGCGCGGGCCTGGACGGTCTGCAGAACGCCTGCTCCGTCGCTGTGTTCGGGGAGCTGGACTGGTCCCCCGAGGTCCACAAACAATGCGTCGGGCGACTGGCCCGGGACGGCCAACAAGCTACCGTCGTGGCCTACTTCCTCGTCGCTGGCGAGGGGTCCGATCCCATCGTGGAAGAAGTCCTCGGACTCAAGCGGAGGCAAGCCCAGCCCCTGCTGGACCCCGACACACCCCTCCTGGAACCCATCACCCCGGGTGTGGACCGGGTCCGGCTGCTCGCCCAAGCCGTCCTCGACCGCGCCAGTCGAGGGCAGGTGAGCGCGTGAGCATGCCCCTCCCCGCACACCACCCCGGGCCAACTCATCCCCTGGTCACTGTTCTGGCGGGCACACCCTCGCTTCAGGGCGCCTGCTGCGCAGGACAGGCTCCGCTGTGGGATAGCGACCTCGATACCCCAGAAACCCCGCAGGCGCGCCGTGAGCGCCACCAGAAGGCCCTCCAGCTCTGCCGTGGCTGCCCCGTACAGCGGCTCTGCCTCCAGCTGAGGCACGCTCACCCCACCTTGGGGGACGGGGTGTGGAGTGGATGCTTATTCGAGACCACCCCAACCCGGTCGTGTCGCTACCAGGGCTGCACGCAGGAGTTCACCGCACCCGCCCACCAGCAGTACTGCTCACGGCGCTGCCGGCGACTCGACGCCGCAGAACACCCACCTCCCGCCGCGGACCCGGCCGCGACTGCCGGGGTTGAGCCACTGCCAGCACTGCGGGGTGGAACTCACCCCCGGGCAGCGCAAGAAAAACATGCGGAACTGCTCACCCCGATGTCGTCGCCACCACTCCGCCCATGCCGCTCGAGCAAAGGAGCGCGCCGCATGACACCGTCGACGGCCACCATTGATTCCCCACACACCCGGACGTACCGGCTTTCGCTGCCGTGGTGTCGGCCGCCGCTGACCGAGAACCAACGACTGAATTGGCCGCGGGAGTTGTCCCCGACGACGAACCACGCTACATGACGAAACACACTCCCGTGATCCTCCCCGTACGAAAAACGGCAGCGATGTGGGTCGCAATCGTCATCACGACATCACCAGTTAAGGGTCATAGGGGGCCTACGCCCAATGACGTGGTTTAAGGTCGATGACACGCTGGCATTCCATCACAAGACGGTGGCTGCGGGTGTGCCGGCGTTAGGTCTGTGGGTTCGCGCCGGATCGTGGTGCGCGCAGACACTCACTGACGGGTTTGTTCCCGAGCACATGGTACCCGCGTTGGCTGATGGTGATGTCGGTCTGGCCAGACGGCTCGTGGAAGCTGGTCTGTGGTGCCGGGTCAAGGGGGGCTATGCGTTCCACGGGTGGGCCAACTACCAGCCCTCTCGCCAGTCGATCGAGGACCGCCGCGCCGTGCGAGCCGCCGCAGGCCGCCTCGGTGGGGTGCGATCGGGGCAGGTCAGGCGTGCTCAGGCAACCAAACCCGAAGCACGCGTGGCAAGCAACCCGGAAGCACGTGCTTCACCGTTGGTTGAACCCCCGACCCGTCCCGACCCGAGTACCTGTGGTCCTGTCGACGAGGGCTCTCTCGTTCATGCTGGTGGTTGTTTATCTGCGCGCTCACGCGCGCGCACGAAACAAGGCACTCGCATCCCCGATGATTTCGCCGTCACGGTCGAGATGGCGGCGTGGGCGCGCCACCACGCGCCTCACGTGGACGGGCGCTTCGAGACCGCCCAGTTCTGCGACTACTGGCGGGCGAAGGCCGGTCGGGACGCGACGAAGCTTGACTGGGTGGCGACGTGGCGGAACTGGATGCGCAACGCCGAGAAGCGCGCGCCCCACAGCAACGGTCATCGCCCCGGAACTGATGAGAACATCCGCCGCTTACTCGCCGGAACCACAGCTAAGCATCACAACGTGATCGCCTTACCTGGAGGTGGCACATGACGGGATTAACCGACCACCAAACCCGACAACTCCTTGCTGTAGCCATGTCCTACGACAACCGCAAACCATCGGATGCCGCCGTGATGGCCTGGGTGGAGGCCTCCGTGCGAGCCCGGTGGACTTTCGCTGAGGCGATTGATGCCGTTCACGCCCACTACACCGAATCCACAGTGTTTGTCATGCCGGGTCACGTGACGGAGCGGATCCGGGCAGCGAGGCAGGACGCAGCAATGCGCGAACCAGTTAACCCGCCGGACCCGGTGGGGCAGCGTCGGGTCGCTGAACTCCTGGCGGGGGTTTTTCCTCCGATGCCTGAGGATCGTGATGATTTTCTGGGTGAGGTGATGGCGCGGGGCTGTCCCTCGTGTGGTGCCAAGCCGGGTCAGCCGTGCACCCGTGAGTCGCCTGAGGGTCAGCTCCCGATCCGGTTTCCGCACTTGCCGCGGATGCGACCCCACCGGGATGCCTCATGAGCGAGCAGGCTAGGGATCGTCTGCCACCGCAGGACCTTGCTGCGGAGCAGTCGGTGTTGGGCGCGATGCTGCTCTCACCCGAGGCGATCGCGGATGTGCTGGAGGTCTTAGGCGCCGGGGATTTTTACCAGCCAGCGCATCAGGTGCTGTGTGGGTGCATTCTCGAGGTGTACGGGGCCGGGGGTGGCGTTGATGCGGTGACGGTGTGCGCCGAGCTGGATCGGCGTGGCGAGCTATCACGGGTCGGGGGCGCCCCGTATTTGCATACGCTCGTCTCCACGGTGCCCACCGTCACCAACGCCCGGTATTACGCCGAGATCGTCGCGGACAAGGCGGTGCTGCGCCGACTGGTGGAAGCGGGCAGCCGCATCGTGCAGCTCGGTTACCACGGGGATCAGGGCGCGGAGGTGGGTGAGGTGGTGGACCGCGCCCAGACCGCCGTGTACGAGGTCACCGGGCACCGGGCCGGCGATGAGTGTGTCGCGCTGGGGGATCTGGTGGGTCCGGTGATGGACGAACTGGATGCGATCGCCTCCACGACCCGTTCTCCCGGTGTCCCGACGGGCTTGGTGGACCTCGATGCGGTGACGAATGGTTTGCATCCCGGCCAGATGGTGATCCTTGCGGGGCGTCCTGGGTTGGGGAAGTCCACGCTGGGGTTGGATCTCGCCCGGTCCTGCTCGATCACCCAGGGTATGACCGGTGTGCTTTTCTCCCTGGAGATGAGCCGCAGTGAGATCGTGATGCGACTGCTCTCGGCGGAGGCCACGATCCCTCTGGCGGGGATGCGATCCGGGCACATGAGCGAGGAGGACTGGTCTCGGCTGGCCCACCGGGTCAGCGAGATCAGCGACGCACCCTTGTTCATCGACGACACCCCGAACCCCACCGTGATGGGGATCCGGGCCAAGGCCCGGCGCCTGAAGCACCGCCACGGTCTGCACCTGATCATTGTGGACTACCTCCAGCTGATGACCTCCGGGAAGAAGACCGAGTCGCGTCAGTGCGAGGTCGCGGCCTTCTCCCGGAGTCTCAAACTGCTCGCCAAAGACCTCAACGTGCCGGTCGTCGCGGTCTCCCAGCTCAACCGTGGGCCGGAGCAGCGGGTGGACAAGAAACCCACCCTCGCCGATCTGCGCGAGTCCGGGAGCCTGGAGGCCGACGCGGATCTGGTGATCCTCATTCACCGCCCCGATGCGTGGGAACGGGACGACCCCCGCGCCGGTGAAGCCGATTTGATCGTGGCCAAGCACCGCAACGGGCCGACCCCGATCGTGACGGTGGCCCACCAGTTGCACTACAGCCGGTTCGTGGACCTGGCCCACGAATTCCGTACTAGGGGTGTGGCATGAGCAGGCGGATTAAGGACGCTGATGTTAGGGAGGTTCGGGTGCGGAACCGGATCGAGGAGGTGGTGGGTGAGTACGTTGCGCTGGGTCGGGCGGGGGCGGACTCGCTGAAGGGGCTGTGCCCGTTTCATGAGGAGAAAACCCCCTCGTTTCACGTCCGCCCTACCCAAGGTCGGTTTCATTGTTTCGGCTGCGGTGAGGGCGGGTCGGTGATTGATTTCGTGATGACCATCGAGCACCTGGGTTTCGTCGAGGCTGTGGAACGGTTAGCTGATCGGGTGGGAATCACCCTGACCTACCCCGGTGGTGGTTCCTCGGCGGGGCGTGAGCGTGGCACTCGCTCCCGCCTGGTGGAGGCCAACCGGCTGGCGCAGGAGTTCTACGCCCAGCAACTGGGCTCTGCTGAGGCGGCGCCGGCGCGGGAGTTCCTGACCCAGCGCGGGTTCACCCCGGAGGTGGTGGCCGCCTTCGGTTGTGGTTTTGCCTCCTCGGACTGGGAGGCGCTGACGAAGCACCTGCTGGGCCGGGGGTTTTCGGTTGAGGAGTTGGTCAAGGCCGGGGTGTGTCGGGAGGGTGCGCGGGGGCCACTGGACCGCTTTCATCGCCGGTTGTTGTGGCCGATTAGGGACCTGGGTGGTGATGTGGTGGGTTTCGGTGCCCGAAGGTTGTTCGATGACGACCGTGTGGAGGCGAAGTACCTCAACACTCCCGAAACACCGCTGTACTCCAAGTCGCGGGTGCTTTTCGGGCTGGATGTGGCCAAGCGAGCCATCGCCCACCACCGCCAGGTGGTCGTGGTCGAGGGCTACACCGACGTGATGGCGATGCACGCCGCCGGCGTGGTCACTGCGGTGGCCTGCTGCGGCACGGCCTTCGGTACCGCGCACATCTCGGTGCTGCGCCGCCTGCTGGCCGACGACGACGCCTTGCGCGGTGAAGTGATTTTCGCTTTCGACGGTGACGAGCCGGGAAAGAAAGCGGCGCGCAAGGCCTTCGAGGACGACCAGAGGTTTGCGGCACAGACCTTCATCACCCTCGCGCCAGGGGGAATGGACCCCTGCCAGTTGCGCCAGGTGCACGGTGACGTCGCCCTGCGACAGTTAGTGGCTGAGCGGGTGCCGTTGTTCACCTTCGCGGTGAAAACCCTCCTCGCCGAGCACGACCTGGATACCCCCGAGGGCCGGGTTGCGGCACTCCGGCGGGCTGTACCGCTCATCGCGGCGATCAAGGATGCCTCCCTGCGGGACGAGTACGCCCGCCAACTCGCGGGCTGGACCGGCTGGGCCGACACCGCCAGCGTGGTGCGCCGGGTCCGCCACGCCGGCGAGGCCTCTGCGCGGCGTGGCAGGCGTTCGGACGCTTCCGGCGAGGCGTTCACCGCGGGAGCGTCATCGTCGCGGCCTGAGGTGGCCCGCAGGCTGCAGCGCGAGGCCCTCAAGGCGGCGCTGCAGGAACCCACGATGGCGGGTTCGGCGTTCGACGAGCTTCCCGGCGAGGCGTTCACCAACGAGGCCTACGCGCAGGCGCACACGGCGGTGCTGGCGGCCGGGGGCACCGCCGCGGGCCTGGTCGGATCAGCGTGGGTGGACGCGGTCACCGCAGCCTGCCCTCACCGGTCACTGGTCAGCGAACTGGCCGTGGAAGCACTGCCCGTCGACCAGCCCATCGACACCGAGCGCTACATCACCAGCGTGCTGGCCAGCCTGCGCGCCACCGTCGTGGGCCGCCAGGTCAGCGAGATCCGTTCCCGGCTGCAACGCCTCTCACCACAGGAGGACACCGAGGGCTACCACCAGCTCTTCGCCGATCTCCTCGCCCTGGAGCACTACCACCGGGCACTGCGAGAGCACGCAGTCGGCGCGACCGACTCAGGAACTGGCCTGGTGAACCTCACCAGCGCCGCTCAGGCCCGAACAGCGGGGAGGCCTGGTGTGTCCTTGTGCCGATGAACGTCCTGAGCCTCTTCAGCGGAATCGGGGGCCTGAATCTGGGCCTGCAGCGCGCTGGGATGCGCATCGTGGGCCAGGTGGAGATCGACACCTTCTGCCAGCGGGTGCTGTCCCAGCACTGGCCGCAGGTGCCCCGTCATGACGACGTCCGCACCACCCTCGCCTGGTGGCGCAGCGAACCACGACCCCGAGTGGACCTTGTTTGTGGTGGCAGCACATCACCGAACATCCCGAGGAGCATTACCAGGGTGGCTGGGCGACACGGTGGAAGGACGACAACGAATGGGACTTGTGGTACCACCTATTGCCTCGCGGGGCACGCCTTGGCGCTCAGCGGTGAGGATATGACAGCGCTTGCCTGGGAAGAACGATACGGCGATAAAATCGCGTCCGCCAAAGGGTTGGCGTCTGGTACAGAAATCGCTGATGCCGCCGCGACACTACTGGGGCTCGATGACCGGCAGGAAAGCGCACTGTTTGGGTGGTCGAACTCGATCGAGGATCTGTGGCAGTTGGCTGAGGAACTCACCGGCGGTGAGATAACTAGGCCCGTGCCATGATCCGGATTCTGGTGACGGGGTCCCGCGAGTGGGCCGACATCAGCGCCCTCGCGCAGGCCCTGCGATGGGCCATCAGCGCCTGCGGCGCGCACCTCGTCGGGACTAATGACGATGGGGCGCCACGGTTTCCGTGGCATCAGGTGACCGTGGTCCATGGTGCCGCGAGGGGTGCGGACAGGGTGGCTGAGTGCATCGCAACAGGATGGGACTGCGCGGTGGAGCGCTACCCCGTGCGCCGCTGTGACTGGGAAACCTGTGGCCCGGACTGTGACCCCGGGCATCGCAGGAGGGGTTTTCGGGGCTCCACCTATTGCCCCGCCGCGGCGACCCGACGCAACCAGCGCCTGGTGGACCTTGGTGCTGACGTGTGCCTGGGATTCCCGCTTGGCCTTCACTGGTCGGGGACCCGTGACTGTATGCAGCGGGCCGAGCGCGCGGGAATCCGCGTCGTTGACTGGCCCCGGCACGGAGCCGATCTCCTGGCACAACGTCTGATGAAAGGCCAACTCCGATGAGTCGAGGGACACAGGAAACACGGGGCACTCGGGAGGCCCCGAAACCCTCGTGGCTGGTTCCGTGGGAAGACCTTGATGAGGGGCAACGCGAGGTGGATATGCGGATCGGGGTCACCCTGTTCCACCTGGGTCGGGCCGTTGTCACGCCCGAAGGCGTGGCCGTCGGTGCGGTGATGTTCCGTGAGTTCGCGACGCGGTGTGAGGTGTGCGCCGACACGGTCCTGCTTCACGATGAGTGGGGTCGCAGTCGCCGTAGGACGTTTCTCGACGGTGTGGACTTGGCCCGTGATTGTGCGTCCGATTGCCAGGCCACGATTAACGATCCACAGCAGTCGATGATCGTCGTGAGGAGTCAGCGATGACGACCTCACCTACGTTCATCAACGTGTGGGATGGTGAGACAGAATGAGCGTGACGAGCACAGTAAGTGGACAGACGAATGAGGGTGCTCTTTTTGCTGTGGGGGATGTCCCGGTGGTTCCGCCGCGGGCGCGCCGAGCGCTGGCGGCGATGGAGGGCTCGATCCCGTTGCCGGCACTGGTGGGCCGCGACCTCACACCACGAGCGGTGTCGCTGAGGGCGGCCTCTCGTGAAGTTCGTGCCGCGCTGGCCCGCTGCGGCGCCCTGACAGTGGATGTGGAGACCACGGGGTACCCCGTAGGCCACCGTGACTACCAACTGCGCACGGTGCAGCTCGGTGACGCGCAGGCCGCGGTGGTGTTCGACGCGACCAACCCAGATCACGCCGGCGTGATCCGTGATCTCCTAGCGGGCGCGCCCAGGCTTTATGCGCACTCCGCCACCGCCGACCTGGTGCCCCTGGCGCACGCGGGCCTGCTGGACACCGACTCCGCCTGGGAGCGGATGGGTGACACCGTGATCTGCGCCAAGCTCAGTGACCCGGCCAGCACGGGCAGTGATCCGGGCTTGAAGAAGCTCGCCGCGGCCGTCCTCGGCACCCAGGCGCTGACCCCCCCGGCGGAGGCCGCGAGGATACAACTGTTCGCCCGTGGGGGCTGGTTGACCGCCACCGAAGCCACCACCCCAGTGTCACGGTCGGGGTGGGCGCAGGTGGACCCCACCTGGCCCACCATGCTCCGCTACGCCGCCTCGGACGTGCTGGACACCGCGGCGCTGGCCGAGCGGCTTCCCCAGGTTCCGCCCATGGTGCTGGACCGGGAACACGCCATGCAGCACCTCTGCGCCCGCATCACCCACCTCGGGCTACCCCTAGACGGCACCCACATCGCGAGCCTGCTGGGGACCCACACCGAGGCCCGCAGGGGCGCTGCGGAGCGGGTCCGTGCCCAGGGGATCACCAACCCTGGCAGCGACCCCCAGGTCGCAGCCGCACTGCTCGCTGCTGGCGCCGACCTGCCTCGCACGAAAACAGGAGCGCCCTCCGTCGCCGTGGGCGCACTCTCCCCGCTGCGCACCACGCCCGGCCCAGTCGGCGCGATTGTGTCTGCGGTGCTGGACTACCGCCACCACGACACCCTCATCACCACCTTCCTGGAGCCCTACCAAGCGCTCGTCAACTACGGGGACGGGCGCGTGCGCCCGACCGTCTACACCCTGGGCACCGACACCGGCCGCATGAGCTGCGTGCGCCCCAACCTCCAACAGCAGCCCCGCACCGGGGGCATCCGGGCCTGCATCACCGCCGACCCCGACCACCTGCTGGTCAGCGCGGATTTCTCCGGTATCGAGCTGCGGGTGGCCGCGGCCCTGTCCGGGGACGCTGCGTTGGCCCGGATCATCGCCGAGGACGACGCCGCTAAATCTCTTGATCCTGCAGCAAAGACAGACATCCACTGGCGAATCGCCCACGAAGTCTACGGTCCTGAAGCGACGAAACTAGACAGGTCTAACTGCAAACGGGGTGTGTTCGGTCGGCTCTACGGTGCTGGTATCCCGGGGATCGCACGGACCCTGCGGATCCGGGAGTCCGAGGCCGCCGCGGTCGCGGAAACCCTGGACGCCATGACCCCCGGTCTGGCCACCTGGTCCAAGCAACTCCGCAAGGCCCTCGAAGCAGGCCGCACACGGTTCACCACCTACTCCGGCAGGGTCGTCTACCTGCCGCAGCACTCCCCCCACAAAGCCGTGAACTACGCCGTGCAGGGCACCGCCCGGGAACTGCTAGCCGATGCCCTGCTCCGGTGGCGCGACACCCCCTGGGGGAAGGCGGTGCTGCTCCCAGTGCACGACGAAATCATCGTGATGGTCCCCGAAACCGACGCCGCGGCCGCCACCAGTGCCTTGGTGGACTGTATGCGCACCGACTTCCTCGGTGTTCCCATCATCGCCGAAGCCGACGAACCCACCCACGCCTGGGCTGATGCAGCATAACGGCGCAGGGTGAGATTATGAAGAAGGGACATCATGCGCTCTGATCAAGTTGTTCGGGTAGCCCGGCTCATAAGGGATGCAAGAGAGGCCACGGAAGACATCGCCACCGTCATTGATCCCGACAGAATAAACGTGCATGACAGTTATCGGGAGTACTGGGAACGACGTGCGCGACGTGCGGCGAATGTGCGGGATGCTGCCCTGCGGAACGTCACCAAGGACGAAGCGCGGGAGGCGAAAAAACTGAGTCGGCTGGGTTGATGATACGGGGCTCACCCGAAGATCCCGGAGAGCTTGGAGGCTGGGTGTGGCAGGGTCGGATCAGCGACGAGGGTCGGGAGGGACCGGCAGCACCGACAGGCGCTCGGGCTGGCCGAGGGCCAGGACCTGCCGCCGACAGCATGACGGCTGAGCTGAGGCTATCATCGTGCGCCGCCAGACCAAGGGTGCGGGCAAAACCATACACATGACGAGCTATACCCGCCACACAGAACGGGGGCACTTAATGCAAAGCAACACCAACAGTGGTATTGGTTTCGGTGGCGCGCTAGCGGCCCTGGCGAAGGTGGTGACACGAGGACCGCGTCAGGTTAGGACACTCAAGAAGTCATGACTACCAGATTAGGTCTAGCGGGGTCCCGCGGTTGGGGGTTGGATGCAGCCGTGGACGGGGTCGCGGCGCTGATCGGACTACCCGGTCAGGTGGTCACGGTGCGCTTCCGGGGCCGCCGGTGCACCGTGCTCGCCCAGCTGCACCCCCATGGCCTTACTTGCCGCCCGCCGCACTGTCGCGAGCCAATCACCGATGTGATGAGCTTGGAGTTGGTCTCGGGTTCGGGACAGGCGCCGGACTGGCCCCGACCCGTGTGTGTGCATGCAGTGATCGAGACGGGGCGCGATGCCCTCCGGACCGTGCACCGGGCCTCCCGTTGGGCGTCCTACGCGGCGCGGGTGGCCCTCGTGCCTGCCGAGCGGGTGAGTGAGCGGGCGTGCCTGGAAGCCTCACTCCTAGGCGTGTGGGTCATCACCGCAGGAGAACCCTCGCGGGTGGTGGTGACCGGCGAGGGTGGGCCTGTCCCCAGGGCTAGGCGTGGCGTGGCGCATCGTTTACTCGACGAGGTCATTGCTCAGGCGCTCCTGACCGGTAGTGCAGCAGAAGCGGACGATCTCAGGCTGGAATGTGAGCCCAGTTGAGGATCGCGGGGGGAGTCTTCAGGGCAACCGCCTGCGTGCTGACCGACTGATGCTCACATTGGGATCGCTGCGCCCAGCTGCGCCACACCCCCGGGCGCGTCTGACGTGGGTGGTCGAGGAGTGCGGTGCGCAGCCGCAGGATGCTCGCGGTGTTGTGGGCACGGACCTCGGTGACCAGCGCCGTGTCCAGCCTGTCCAGACACCGCCCGCCGCAGACCGAACAGTCGCAGTCCCACCGGGATTCCGCTTCGGGGTGGGTGGCGATGGCGTCGTGGAGCAGGTCGCGGTAGTGCAGGGCAAGGCCCACCGGCCAGAGTGCCGACTCGGGGCGCTCCCCTCCGGAACCACCACCGTCTCGGATGGGATAGAGATGCCGCAGACTGCTCCGGCTCCCAAAAGCCGCTGCCAGCGCACCGTGGGCAATCAAACCCAGCGCGCTGATGTCACAGCGCAGCGGAATCACCGGGATCCCCGTCCCCAGCAGCGCCAGAACTCCAGTGAGAATGCGACGGGCGCCCAAGGGGTCCCCAGCATGCTCGATCACCAACGCCAGCGGGGTCTGAGCGTCGGTGACTTCGCTCAGGAGCAGCCGCAGCCCCGGGCCGTGCAGCCACCAGTTGGCCAGGGCCAGGACCGCGACCGCCCCCTCGATCCCGGCGGGGGCGGTCAACACATGCCGCAACCCGTTCAGGTTTCCTTCGGCGACGTAGCCTGCATCCGGGAGCACCGCCGCAAGCCCCAGCCGGCGCTGCCTCGTGATCCAGTTCGGGTCCAACGGGTGATCTGCGGAGCATCGAGCTTTCCCCTTGTAGCGCTGCCGGTCCACCAGCAACGGCTGCCGATAACCACGCCCCCGCAGATACTCCGCGATCTGGAGCGCTTCGGTGCCGGAGACCACCATCCCGCCACCAGGACTGTCGGTGACTCCGACCAATCCCAGAGCATCCCGTGGCTCCACCTGAGTCAAGACCCGGTCGGTCAGCGCGAGGACCCCCGCCGATACACCACTACGCATCGTCATTGCGCCGTGCCCCTCCGTAACCTGGTCGAGTCATCATGGTATACGACTTGGTTCTCACAACTCCGTAACGGGTGGTGGGTTACGTGTGCGCACCTCCACCCAGGCCACACGGGCGCTCTCCACGTCACGAGGGGCGCACAAGCTTCTGACCGACAGGTGCTCAAAGCTGGTCACCCACAGTGAGAAACGCTTGCCGACCGCAGCGGTTGAGCCCGCCGCCGGGAGGCTCCCGCACGAAACCATCAGGGGTCACCGCGGGCGAGCGGAACTCACGGATGAGGACGATCTCACTATCGGTCACCACCGGGGCACGGTGATAAGCCACGAGGGTCGCGAGATCAGGCCTGCCCAGGACTACCTCGTTCGCACCCGCACGGCTTTACCACGACACGACCCAGCCATACCAGGGTGAAAACCCCTCCTGCGGGACAGGTGAGGCCGACCAGGAAACAATCATTCCGAAGGCACGCAACGACCGTCCACCGCGAGCGAACAACCCCGCCACAAAACACAGCATGACGAAGCGGCGTGGCGTACCCAGAAAAGCCGACCATCTGATATTATTATGGGTGAGGAGTTGCCGGCAATACCGTCGCTACGGTAGGGAATGGGAGCCCGGGAGTGAGTAGTTACTCGCGGATTGAGTGGACCGATACCCGCTCAGGGCTGGGTAAACCCACCCCCGTCAGTACGGCCTCCCCCGCAGGGTGGGGCAGCGACCGAGTCAGGGTGACAGTGAACAACGCCCGGGCCATCATCTGCGGCGGGGTCCGCACCATCGCGCCAGACGTACGCTGCGGAGTCGCGGTTCCATCTCCGGGCGGGTTCCTACGTCCGGTGCAGGTGTGATTACGCGGGGTCCTACGATCTTCTGGTGGAGCCGAGCGCCTGGGACGGGTTCCTAGACCGGATCGGGCAGGCGCAGTGGGGCACTGTCCCGGCGTGGTTCGGCGGCGCCTCGCTGCTGCTGGCCTTCTTTCTGTTCCTGCGGGACCGGCGTCGCGATGACCGCGTGCTGATCGACAAGGTCGCGATCTGGTCCACAGCGACCTACGACCAGACGCTCACCTCCTTGACGGACGCGGCCAAGCGGAACGACGGGACACAGATCAAGCTGACCGCGAAGAACGCGAGCGATCTCCCGGTAGAGGTCCACGCGGCTGTGTTTGAGGTGACATCGGAGTGGAGGGTGCTCGCAAGCCCGGCTGGTGACGGGTGGTCCTCCGAGCCCGGCACCAAACGGAAACAGTTGTCGCTCCTTGAGCCTGTCCTGCTCGCCCCCGGCGACCACAAGATCGTCAGCGGCTATGCGATGAACCTCGCAGACCAGGCTCCAGAGAGGGCCGTTCAGTTGGCCCGGGTCACGGCACGGGTTCGATGGTTCCTGGCGATCGACAATGCTGGCCGTCGCTGGGAAGTCCGGCCCGGCCAGGGGAGGCGGGCCCGCCGCATCCGCTGGTATAGCCACAGGCGCGAGTTCTACCCGGTGGACTGGCAGCACCCGATCATTCGCCCGCTGAAGGTGCAGCTCTACAAGGGCCGAGACGCAGTCCGCGCAGGGAGGACACGGAGGACACGCAGTGCCCGGTAGCTGCGACTGCCGTCTCGATCGGCGCCGCCAGCGACATGCTGACGTCACCACGCCGGACGTCCTGTGGTCGTGGTCGGATGTGACGATGAGGGAGAGCAGGCACGGGGTGTGCTAGCTTCCATTCCGGTGATCGAGAGTGGTCCACTGAGTACCTGGCGGCGTTGCAAGGTGTCCTTTTCGCTCGTTTCGCGGGTGATCTACGTTGCTGGCCCCGAATGGCTGCGAAGATCAAGTAAGTTCGGACTAACGACTAGCTACTACAGTCGTTCCTGCGCGCGACTTTCTGACAGAGGAGCTTCACCATGACCAAGGAGCAGTCCCCGAAACCGCGCTCCGAGCTTGCCGTCAAGATCAGATGTGATGTGCCGCACTCAGCGCGGATCTGGAATTACTGGATGGGCGGCAAGGACAACTACGAGGTGACGCCTTCATCGCGGTGCACCCGGACATCGTCACCTGGGCCAAGCAGTCCCGGCAGTTTCTCATCCGCGTCGTGCGTTTCCTGGCCGGTGAGTCCAGGATGCGGCAGTTCCTCGACATCGGCACCGGCCTGCCCACGATGCAAAACACCCACGAGGTCGCCCAGCAGGTCGCACCCGCATCCCGGATCGTCTACGTCGACTTCCACCAGCCGGTCGCGATCATGTTCATGGGCATACTCGGCCACATCGCCAATTTCGACGAGGCACGCTCCATCGTGGCCCGGATGATGGCCGCCGTCCCCTCTGGCAGCTACCTGGCGCTCTACGACGACACCAACACCAACGAAGCCGCATGCAAGGCCACCACGCAGTACGCGGCCACCGGAGCCGTGCCCTACAACCTACGCAGCCCCGAGCAGATCGGCCACTGCTTCAAGGAACTGGAACCCGTGGAGCCCGGCTTCGTGCCGATCACACAGTGGCGACCAGACACCGTCGAGGTCGGCACGGCCAGGCCAGCTGACTTGTACGGCGCCGTAGCGCGCAAGCCATAGGGCTCGCTGCGTTCTGAGGTCGGGCACGCCCTCAGCCCCGGCGCCTGCACCGCCTCGACAACCCACACTCGTTAGCAGGGCGGTTTATAGGGTAATTCGGGAATGTACTGCCGCCACTGGTCACGGGTGAGGGGGGTGACGATCGGGGAGCAGATGTTCTTGACTGCTTTCTCGACAGCGTCAATTGCGAAGGATATCCAGTAGACCATGGCCGATTTGTCGAGTGTCCCTTAATATAAGATCATGTGGTCGTTGTCGTAATACAGCCTCGGTGGAAAATCCCCAGAGCACGCCTACGCCCTTCACTCCAGCCAATCTAGCAGCGTCCAGGTCGCCTGGGGTATCACCGATGTATATACCGTGCTCCGGCTTAACGTTCATTCGCCGAAGCGCCTTCGAGATACCGATGTCTTTTTTTCCTTGAGTGTCGGTGTGTGCGAGAATGCAGTCGAATAGTTTAGCTATGCGCTCGGGAAGCATTACTCGAACCCGCCGCAGTGGTTGCGCGGTCACTGCCCCGAGGCGTACGCCGACGTTCTTAAGATCACGTAATCCCGCAACTACTTCATCGAATACCTGGACGCTAGATCCTGCCTGCTCGAAAGCCGCGTCGTACCGTTGTCTGTACACGTTATAGGCATCAGCGACACCTAGTGTACTCAGCGCACGGTGTGGAGCAATTGTGACATCCACAGTACGAGGATCGATCGTACGACCTAGTTCGGTGGTAGCTAGTGACGCGAGCGCTTCGGCAGTCGCAGCACGGGTGTCCACCACAACGCCATCGAGGTCAAACAGGACAGCGACGTGGGGATAATCTGCATCGCTCATAGGTGTTGTCACCAGGTTCTCGGTTTCAGGCGCTGTGCCGAAGAGGTAGGGCTGCTCGGACAGGTACTGTGGCGAATCTTGCGTCTGCCACTCATTCATCGTGTGGCTTATTATCCTCAGTACTTGGTCAAAGCGCTCAATCACATGCGCCCCTCTGGCGACCAGCTCCTCTGCCCACTCTGAGCCCGTATTTGCAAGGTTCCGCCCCAACACGAATACTGGCCTATCATGTTTAAACGAGAAGTCCGCCTGAATTATTGATCCGCATCCCGGTTTTCCTTCAATGATTACCGTGCCTAGTGCAAGCGTGCACATGACTTCGTTGCGAGCCGGAAATGTCCACCGCTGCGGACCGGTACCGGTCACGAATTGGGAGATTATGGCACCACGCGATGGTATTGTGGCATAAAGGTCGAGGTTGTCCCGCGGATAGGCGTGATCGAGGCCATGCCCTACTACCGCGTACGTATGACCCTGGGGAACACAGAGAGATGCTCGATGGGAGGCACCATCAATTCCCTTTGCAAGTCCACTGATGACCGCTATTCCGTGATCGGCACACTTTCGTGCGAACCGATCAGCGGCAGCGAGTCCCTCATCGGTTGGATCGACTCGACCTACCAGGGCGAGCGACCTCCTAGTTAGGCAGGAAAGGTCACCCTTGTAAAAAAGTACCGGTGGTCGCCCATCCCATTGCGAAAGGTTTGATGGGTAATCGGTATCGCTCCACAGTTTATAGCGGCCACCGAGTCGTCGAGTTCTCTCGATACGGTCTATGTACCCATTTAGCGGAGTGTTCTGAGCAAACTCGCGGATGCGTACAGGGATGGTCGTATTTTCTGCTGCCCGCAGGTACGCCACTGCCTCCTGGGCAGACTCGTACTTAGTGAGCAACTGGAGGAATTTGCGTGGACCGACACCGGGAGCGTCGAGCAGTAGTAGCGCGTGGGCTGCTTCGAGATCACGATGAGCAGAGAACACAATACCTCCCTCTACCTCGCTGCCGGGCGTGGGTGATGACTTCCCTGCTATTGCCGTATTCCTTATCAGCGTTCAGTTGGCGACCTAGGGTGAGCGCGCAAACACGTACCGCTCCGTGTTCCTTGAGCTTCTTTGCGCAGCTTACTATGGACGCTCCAGAAGTCCAGGTATCGTCGAATAGGAGGACACGCTTCCGTCTAACGCTCTCAGGCAATACGAGATCATAAGCCCAGCTGACAACGGCCCCGCGCGCTGGTCGATCGACACTACGATTTCGGCCGAGCAGATTCCAATGCCACGGAAGAAGTTGTCCACAGCCATGCACGCCGTTAACTATCGAGGAAATGTGATCGAACTGTCGAGCGGTGTTATCCGGTGGCACAGGAGCTGCCACGTCGACTCTACCACCGATACGCCGCTCGATGCAGTCCTTATGCTCCTGTAAAAATGTTGAAACCATCGATCCAAGTGGTTCCGAAAACCACTGAATACCTTTGTCTTTGAAACCATGAAGTATCGATTCAAGTCCGTCGTCGAAGCTGTATGTGATTGGAACTAATGCGTCAAGGATACCCCTGTAGCCGCAACAGTGCTTACAGAACCGGAAAGGCGCACCATCCGTGTTCCTCATGCGAACAGGCCCAAAGCAGAGGCGGCAGCTATCAGGTACTGCCGGAGCCGGGCTGTACAGAACGCGTTCAGTCTCAAGCCAGGTGATCCAGTCGTCATTGTGGTAAAAGGGAACGTTCGGGCGCGTGAACCGGCGGTACGACATGGCACATCCCTCAGCTGGGCTGTGCCGCCATTGTAGGCGCCGCGTTGGGTATGTGAGCACCCTAGATCCGAACACATGTGCGAGCCTAGCTCGGGATACTGACAGCGTCGGGTGGGATGACCGCGGAGAAGCCTGCGTTCTGAGGCCAGGCACGACCTCAGCCCCGGCGCCTGCACCGCCTCGACAACCCACACCACCTGTCCAACGGGCTAGGCCCCCGGACGTCACGAGCAGGTACCGGAGACGTCCGGATGGCGCCCCTCGGGACGCCAGGACAGCAGTCCGTGAGCTGCACGGCGGCGGCGGCACGCTCAGGATCGAACCCCTGGTCGCCTCATCAATCAAACCAGCATGATCACACTGCTCCAACGCGCGACGGCCGCCATCGCCTACCGGCTCCGGGGTCACAGCCCGATCCCGGCCAGGGCGTTGTCGGTCCACCTGTCACCGATGCGGATGTAGTCCTGCAGGGCGGTGGAGGTGCGGGCCCAGCCGCCCTGGTCAGCGATCGTCGCGGTGTCATGACCGGCTCGGCGGGCTTCAGTGGCCAACCCGGCGCGCACCGAGTGCCCCGTGAGGCGCAGATCCAGCCCGGCGCGCTCGCCGGCACGGGGGATGACGGCGCCGATGGCCGCAGAGCCTCTTATCCAGACAACGACGGTCCAGATCATTAGGCCCACGTGCCGCTGTCGCGGCCGCGTCGCATCAACCGTTTCGCGGTCTTTTCGATGGTGTAGGCGTGGCGCTGCACGAACCGGTCAGCCTTGGGGTCGCGCTCCATCCACCCGCGCAGCTTTCCGCACAAGGTTGAACCAGCATCTCGCTGGATCACGGTCTGCGGAGGCCGCTGCGAGGCCAAGCTGATGCGCTCGTGCCCGGCCACGTGAAGGTGCACGTTGCCCTTCTGGCCACCACGCGAGCCTTCCCAGACCTGTGAGCGCGGGATATGGTACTGCTCGACCCAACCGGTCATTCGCACCGAATTCGCGATCTTCATCATCCTCTTTTCAGTACGGATAATGCTTCTTATCCAGAGTTCTACGGAGATAACGTTTAGTGCCACGACGCGAGGTGCCCGTACACACTCCGGATCTCCAGGGGGTCGTCCCCCTTCTCTTCTGCATCCTGTTCAGCCTCGGCGAACCACGCGTCCACGGCGTCCTGCCCACCGCACTCCTCACTGCCGCACGGCGGATCGTTAGGGTCCATCTGGTCACAGCTGCAGGGTTCCTGGTTCATCTCTCCTCTCCTGGTGGCGCATACAGCACCACATCCACGTCACTAAAATCCCCCAGTCGTTTCTGGATCAACCCTCGCACGTCAGGCCACCGGAGCCCACCGAGCCCACACCCCAACGCTGGCACCGCGATTGATCGGATCTCTAGTGCGTCGATGGTCTCCCGCAGGGAAAGGAGTCCCTGGTCGATCCACCCCAACGTCGAGGGCTGACGCCAGTCACGTTTCGTCGGGAAGCTCACCACAAAGCGGGGGCGCGCACCCACGAGGCGCGCTATGACATGCCCGATACCCAGCCTGTGTTCGCGGCACGCCGCCACGTATTCGTCGAACATCGCCGGGTAGGCGAGCCTAAACTGCTTAGCCAGCCCAGCACCCATCACCCCGACCGTGTTCACCGGACACACCAGGGCATCAACATCAGCGGCGAGAATGTTACCACAAGTCTCACGGACCATGATTGTCTTTTCGCGGAGAAGTGATAACCGCCGGAACCCTGTCGCGAATAAGCTTTTCCTGATCCCTCACAGGGTGCTCCACGGTAGCATCAGGTGGTCTCCCTGCTCACGGGGGATGACGTGAAGATGGAGGTGGAACACGCTTTGCGTCGCCGCGCTTCCCACGCTGGTCACAATGTTCGATGCGCTGTACGCGCCGGCAAGCTCGGCCGCGCGGCTCATCGTCAGCGCGGTGACCGCTGGGTTCGTCACCGCATCGGGCACGTGAACCCGTGGTACCACGAGGGAATGGTTTCTGGCTACGGGGTGCAAGGGGATGAACGCGATCGCATCAGGCCACTGGCGCACGATGACTGCGGGTTCGGTCCCGGAGATGATCCCGCAGAACACGCACGTGGTCATGGTTCCCCGCTACCCTGGTCGGCGATAGTGTCGTGGCGGGTTTGCCTGCTCAGCGTGAGTGCCGCGAGGAGTTCACCGACATGCCCGTAGAAGGCCCCGTGGCCAGCGGCGATCTTGGTGTCCGCTTCACGTTCACCAGCCTGCCACTCGGGTGTCCAAAACCATGCCTGGTCATCCGGGGCGTTGGGCTCCGCCACTATGTCACCTCCGGTGTGGGTATTTAGCGGCGTGCCGGGACTTTCGGTAGCTCACCCCATGACCGATGTGGGTGGTCAGTCCCAGCTTGCTGTTCCACGTCCACAAGCCCAGGTGTACCGAGGTCGACGTCCAGCCTGATTTCGAAAAATTCAACCAGACTATGCCTGGTATGATATGCAGACGTTCACGGACGATGAAAGGCATAGCGAATTCCCCTTCTCTTCAGTAGCTCAGCCGGATCGAGCAGGTCCCCGTGGCCTGCTCCGGTGTGCACCCCCACGCTGCGCACGTGTGGTGCCCGAAGGGGTCACCCCACTCGCGTAGCGCCGCCGTCTTCGCTTGGTCGTCGTGCTTGCGGAACGGGCCGCCCTTGGTGAGCAGGCGACCGTGCTTGCCGCACACCGGGCACGTCACGAACTCGTCAGACATCCGTTCCACCCTCGACGTCAACCTTCAGCTTGCCGTTCTCCCACGAGACACGAATCGTATTAATCGACGCCCCGGGGCCTACCGCGCAGTTGGTGACGTTCTGGGTTCCCCCGTAGCACACGATCCCGTCATTCTTAACCACCGTAGGACGCCGCCGACGACCACCCCTGGGTGTGTCGCTCTCAGGATTTGCGGTAGGCATCGTCTCTCTTCTTAAACCCTTCTATCTCGCCGATAAGTCCTGCTTTGGTTAGCATGTCTACCCATATCGGTTCCAGTCCTGGTGAGCGCATCCAGTTATCTTGAGTGACGTTGTCATCGAGATAGGCTAACGTGCGCCCGAGGAACCCTTCTAGCTCGTCGGGGCCAACCCATCGTGCCGAGGCCACTTCCTCGGGGTTGCACGCAAGCTCTCCTTGAACACCTGCCTCGTAGACCTCCCACCGGTGCCAGTCCCCACCCGGGCGGCGGCATCGGTTGGGATACGTCTTGGACAGCACCAACCTCAAGCGTGTCGAGCGAAGCCCGACCTCTTCGAGGAGTTCACGGCCAGCGGCAGCCTGGTAGTCCTCCCCGTCCTCGACATGGCCGGCGGGGGGCGCCCAACCATACGGTGGTTTGCGGCGCTGGATGAGCAGCAGCTCACCGTCGCGGAACACGAGGATCCCGACGCTGGTGTTATTGCATCGTTCGATCATTGTTGATGTAGCTTTTCTCGCTCGCGTAGTCGTGGTGGTCGCGGGGCGGCCACACCGTGCGGACGTCACGCCAGTGGACAAGTTTCGCACCGGCCGCGGTCGCGCGCTGTCGGTAGGTGTCGGTGACGTCGTAGTGCGCCCCGGAGGACTTATCCTGAAACCAGGACCGCCGCAGACCGATCAAGGCGGCGAAGGCGTGCAACTCCTCGATGTCCACCGAGTCGGTGAACAGGTGCGACCAGTAGGCGGTGTAGGGGCCAACCCTCGCCCGGACCCGGAAATCATCAACATACACGGTCATCGTCAGGTCACCTCGCCGCGCTCCGTAGCGGTTGTGGTCATCTCGTCACCGCTGAACCACCAATCCTCGGGTTCTAGGTTGCCGCCGTAGCCGTACTCCACGGGCAGTAAGCATTCAGCCCTCGCTTGGAGTGATGGTGCTGGACGGGCGTGTTGTCGCGTGGGGTGATGTTTGGGCGTGTCGGTCCTTGGTTTGCGGGTGTGGCCGTAGTTTGATCTTCGCGTGGTTGTCCCGGAGGAGATGTCGCGCGATGAGTTGATCGTGCTGGTGCGGCGTCAGGCTGAGCAGATCGCTGCGCAGGCGGGGCAGATCGCGGAGTTGCTGGAGGCGAACGAGGTTCTGGCGGGCAGGTTGGCGCGGGTGGAGCATCTGCTCTCGCGGAACAGTGCGAACTCCTCGAGCCCGCCGTCGAAGGATGATGACCTGGGCAAGACGCCGCCGGAGAAGCTGGCACGCCGGGGTGAGGGGCCCGCGCGGCGGCGGGGTAAGCAGCCGGGGGCGCCGGGGACGAACCTGGCCTGGCGGGAGGTTGCGGATGAGCAGGTCGATCGATTCCCCGAGGGCCGCTGCGAGTGTGGTCATGATCTCGCTGACGCGGTGGATCTGGGGGTCATCGACCGCTACCAGCAGCACGAGATCCCGCGAGTGTCGGTGAAGGTCACCCAGTACGACCAGCACCAGGTGCGCTGTGGGTGCGGCCGGGTGCATACCGCGGCCCGGCCGCAGGGTGCCCGGCCCGGGCCGGTGGGGTATGGGCCGTGTCTGCGGGCCTTCGCGGTGTATCTGATGGTGGTGCACTTCGTTCCCGCGCACCGCTGTGCGGAGTTGCTGGCCTCGTTGACCGGTGCGGCGCCCAGTGTGGGGTTCGTGCATGGCATGCTGGAGCGCACCGCGGCGGGGCTGGCCGGGGTGACCCAGCGGATTCGTGAGCTGATCACCCGGGCGCATGCGGTCTGCAAAGCCCAGGCTGAATGTTTACCACGGGCAGTGTCTCAATGCCCAGTCGTCGTGCCACTAATAGTCTGTGGTGGCCGTCCCAGACGCGCCCGTCGTCACCCAGCAGCACCGGTTTCGTCACTCCCTTAGCCGCGATGCTGCGGATCAGGCGAGCGACCAGGTCGCCCCCCTTGTGCGGTATGATGTCAGCCCATTCGGTGGGCCAGTCCCCGTCGCCACTCCCCGGACGCCACCGCTGGAGGATATCCGCTGTCGATAGCATCTCAGTCATCCCAGGTCCTCTCTTGTGTCGATGCGCAAGTCGTGAAGCCCGTTACCGTCCCGTTCGTCGTTCCCACAACCGTCTCCCTAGTCGTTTGCGGACCCCGGAGCCTCCGCATTTGCGGCAGACCCGGAAGTTGTTGCTCACGGGGCTGTCTTGTTTGCCGTGGTCGCACCAGTGGCAGGGTCCCATGTCGAAGATGGCGCATTCCACGACGTAGGCCACAAGACCCAGGAACGCGGTCCCGATGGCTTGGGTGTGGTAGCTACCAATCCAGAGCAGGAGCACCGCACCGGCCGCGATCGCGGGCAGTGTGGAGATCTTCACTGGGTGCCTCCTGTCGCGCGTCGCGTCGCGGTCGCGTCGCGGGAACGTCGCGGGCCATGGCGTAGCTCGCGTCGCGGACGTACGGGGCTGACCGCGACAGGGGCGTGGGGATCGTCGTGATCGTTCCGCTTCCCCAGTGGGGGAAAATCCCCATCCGTGGGGATGGAGCGTTTTAGGCTCGCTCCCCCAAGCGTGACCTGCGGAAACAGTGATTTGGGGAAGATCATTCGCGTCTCGCTAACGCCTGCTCAACCTCCTCTAGGCGCAGCACGGAGTCCCCCCCGTACTTGCGGACGTCAAGCCCTAGGTGTGCGTACTCGCGCACTGCTGAGGCCAGGTCGTCGAACCCCCAGGGCTCGTACACCGAGGCGTTGTCTTCGATCAGCCGCCCCAGCACCACCACCGTCCGGACGCGCTTTTCGCCCCGCATCGCGGCGTGGATGTCCGCGAGGTGGTCCACCGTGATGACGTTGCCCTCGATGATGTGCGGTACCGAGCCTGCTTTGCGCCGCCGCTCGATCGCTCGCTTCGCCACCTCTGTCGCCTCGGGTGTGTCGATGAAGTAGGTGCGCACCGTCAATGACGTTCCCCCGCGCGGCAGCTCGACGCCGCCGTGCATGACGACCACACCTTTGTCGATGTCCTGCCGAAGCAAATGAGGGGCCGCGCCACCATTCACGGCCGCCTCACCCAGGGCCATCTTGGACTGAGACGCGGTGCCGACGACCAGAGACATGCGAATATGCGCCCCCTCTCGCACGATCGTGGGAAGGTTCTCGTCGGTGGGGTCCTGCGTGCCCTGCCACAGCACCACGTTCACGGCCCGACCCTGGTTATGAAGGGTCCGGGCGGCCATGAAGAACCGTGACTTGGCGCTTTGCCCCCCATAGGGCCGGCCCTGCTTATCTTTGACGGGGCACATGTAGGCCTTCTGGGCTTCGTCAACGAGCAGGATCACGGTGTTCCCGTCATCCCGGCCGGACTCCAGGCGTTGGTTCATCTCGACAATGCCAGCCTCCAGCATCTCTGTGGCTGCGATGACGTGCTCATCGGCGGGTCCGGAGATGTAGTGAGCGGCCAAGCCCGGCTGACCCGCGGCGAGGGGACCGAACATGTTCCAGTCGCCGAAGCCTTTGAGGTCGGCAATCCGAAACTCGACATGCGGATCGAACGCCAGCCACAGTGCCAGCGCGCGCAGGACAGCCGTTTTCCCATGATTGCTAATTCCGGTGATCAATACGTGGCGTTGCCACAGCGACACCCCCACGCGGTCGCTGCGGAGATTCTGTCCCAGCGGCGCCCTTCCTGTCTTCGCGTTTGCCTTCACCGGGTGGTCAGTGACCAGCGGAGACGGCCCGATGGGTTGATCCAGGGCGCCCGGTTCGGCGATCCAGAACCTGACCGTGCGCGGCGCGGGGACCGACATGTACAGCTCATGTTCATGCCGGTCCAGGTTCTCCGCGAGGCGCCGCCGCCGAGCTTCCAGCTGACCGGTGTCAACACCGGAGGGGAACTTCACGTCTACCTCGACACCCGGGCCGGCAATGGCGATGGGTCCAAGCATTCCCGCACCACCGTCGTCGGCCGCTACGATGTACTTACGCAAGGCGGGTATCCCGGCATCGCGTAACGCCAGCACCACCTTCGATGGAGTGATCTCGGCTCCGATCAGCGCTCGTTCGTCGGCGGTGAGCAACCACCGCGGCGGATCCCCCCTCCGCTTGCCTTCCCGGTGCGCCGTGATCAGCAGGGCGGGTAGCGCGCACCACAGCAGAAACCAGGTGAACCATTCCCCAGCCGCTGTCGCGTCACGGGCCAAGAGGTACAGGCCATGCCACCAGCCAGACCAGCTCGACAGTCCCGTGACCGTCACCCACGCGCCCAGGAGGACCAGCAGCACACCGAGGACGCACAGCAGCATTCCGAGGGCATGCAGCCCCGAGAGCAGAGTCACCGGGAGGTTCCGTAGCCGTGCATGCCGCGTGTCCTTGGCGTTCACGAGCCGTTCTGTCCACTCCGCCAGGGCTTCTCGGTCCCCGGTCAGCCGGGCTAGCCGCACCTGTTCTCGCAAAGGAGCGTGGGTGAGGGCGTCCAGAGCCCGCCGCCCCCAACTGAGGTGCCCATGCGCCACCGTGTACGTGGCACGGGCCACGACCCGCACGGGTTTGGGGAGCGCGATCCGCGGTGTGGGGCCTTCTCCACGGTCCAGGCGGATGGCCGTAGCCCATTGTCGCCTCGTCAGCTCGGGAATGGTCTCTCCATCCACCGTGTCCGGTGTTGACGGTGCTGGCGCGGGCGTTGGATCAGGCCGCATGGCCGGGTTCCGCACCTCAGTGGGAAACGGGATCAGCTGAGCCCCGTCCTCCTCGGCACTCCGCGCGCCCAGCGGCTGCTGGTCGTGAGTCTCAGTCATGTAACTCACCTCGATACGAGGGCTCTGATTCAATGACTTCGATAACCGCACCCTCCAGAGCCCGATCCTGCGGCCATCCGTGACACTGCGCCAGTTGTGACGGGGCGATTACATAAACGTTCACCACTGTAGGTATGGGACCAGCGGGGATGTGAGCTGGGTTAACCACCATAGAGGACTTCAGGTCATCAACTGGAAGGAAGGACTGGGCCCTACGCTGTTCCACCGCGTAGGTATGGGCGCAGTTGTCACGGTGAACCCAGCCCGCAACATAACATCCCAGGCCCACGACCAGCACCAGAATGATGACCGCGGCAACCCAGTGCGCTACCGTCATTGCCGACCCCCCGTCAGGGCGTGCAGGGCACGCCGCTTCTCCTCAGCAATCTTCGCCGCGGCCATGTTCACGATCCGGTACCCGCATCGAGTGGTCCCGAACTCTTTATCCACCCGTGGACCAGGGGGGAGTTCACCATTGTCGGCGTACCAGTCGAGCACCCACCGCAGACGTGCCTCCACTGACACCTTGGTTTTGGTGGTTGTTCTGCGCCTCGCGTGACTCACGGAGGCTGGAGGTTGTGGTACGGCCAGTTTCTCCCGGACTGCCTGTGTAGCCGCTGCCTCAGCTTCAGCCTCGGCCCGCACCCGGGCCGCTTCCTGACGTTCCTCCTCTAGCCTTCGTGTTTCCTGTCCGGCCGCTCGCCGAAGTTCCTGGGCACGGTCAAACACAGCCTGGGCGTCCACCAGCTCACCATTGGCTCGGCGCCGCTCGGTATCTTCACGCTGCCGTTGTTCCGTGGCGCGCTGAGCCTTCTCGGCAGCCTCCCGCTCTCGTCGCAGCCGCACGAGGCGCAGGTAGGCTTCTCCACCGGCGAGGCTGACCAGGACCATGAGCACAGGCACGAAGCTGTGCGCGATCGCCAGCATCAACCTCGCGCTAAGCCCCGACATCCCCTTGAACACGACCGCACCGACATTGAGGAATACGCTCTGGGCACCGCAGACCCCCTCCAGCACCACACCCATCATTAAGCGAATGTCGAGCGCCTGTAGCCAACTACCAACGAGCAACCAAGATGTCAGCGCGATATCAGCGGCGAAAGCGATGAGAACACCGAACACGGCCGGCTCATGGAGGTCATCGAACGCACAACCACCGGCGATCATGCTGCCCACCATGGCGATGGACGCAACCCCCCACCGCGCAAAGGCCACGACACGCCCAGCGCGCTCCACATCCCCAGCGCTCACCGTTGCCTTCGGCGCACTCATCGTTGGCTCAGCACCCCCCTTGATGCGTGATAGGTGTGTGCGGCCGCACCAGAGCTGAACAGTAGCCTCATGAACCAATGCCACGTAGCTTGAGTCGATCTCCCACTATCCTCAGCACTCACCGCCACCCTGGTTGCATTCACGCCGAACCATTCCGGGTACCCCTCACCGGAGGAGAAACCAGATTACCCTCGGCTGCCTCGGCCGCAACGAGTTCCCTGATCGTGAGTGCTCCCCCGGGGCAACCAACCTCCCAACTATGCCGACCACAGTGGGCGTCTCGGGTAGGTGAGGGCATTCTGCTTCCTCAGTTTCTCTCGCGCGTCGGATCAAGAACCGTCACCGTGAAGGGGTCCTCCGCAGCAAGCAGTTCAAGGACCTTGCGTCGCATCTCATGGTCCTCACCGATACCGGTCACAGCGTTGCGCAAAGCGAAGTATTCATCCACCAACGCGACGACCGCCGGACGCGTTCTTGGGTTGTCAACAGCGCCGCACCGTTCGCACATTTGCTGCGCTGAACGGTGCTGAACCCACCACGCCAGACCAGCCACGGCGTAGCGCGCAACCGTGGCGTACCGTGCTGCGCGTCGAAACTTCCCAGTCATAACGTTCTCCCTATGTTTCTTTGACACCGGTGTCAGGTTGGTCCTCTATGGTGTCTGTCGCTTCGCCTCAGTCATCACCCGATGCCACTGCTGGGTGGGCAGACCGGTTCCGTCCTCGAGAGGCTCACTGGCGGCTAGGACACGGTCCTGCTGCTCAGCAGACAGAGCACCCAGGCGCCTCATCACACCCCGCAGATCCGCCTACGAGGACGTGAGGTCATCCGACCTCATAACAGTCCTTTCGTTCTCCGGTTTTTCATCGCTGCGTTCCCCCACTCGCGAGGTGACGTACCGTTTGCTGGGCGACGACCCGAGGCGTCCCGTGGGCTGCCCAGTCGCCGCAGGAACACTCAGCAACAACCTCACCGGAGCGAGAGCCCGCGGCCGTGGCGGTGATAATATGGTCGGTATCGACCTCATAGGGATCATTCATTTTTAGCTCTTTCTTCTGCCATGAGTGCTGTGCGCTCAGTGGCGTGACCCGTACCGGCAGTGCAACTCGGGTAAGTAGTCCACGGTCCTCTCGGGGCGCCAGATCGGTAGTCGGTCAGCGGGTAGCAGGGGCATGTGATGTGCCCAGTCGCCCCAACCGGGTTCCGGTGTCTCCTTATTCTGATCCATCAGCTACTGTGACCCCTTTGCGAGTCGAACGGCGACAAGGGCATCCCCGCGCCGCTCATGGCGGAGGGCAGCGACACCGTGGGTCGAGTTCGCTGTCATGTCAGCTAATCCCTGGTAATAAGCAGCCTGCTCAAACCAGTACCGAGGGTCGGCTAGCTCCTCGGGCAGGCTCACGACGCACCCGCCGCGGTGATGAGTGCCGCAACCAGGAGCCAGAAGCGGTGCCAGGACTGATCCAAGGCGTAGGCCCCGGTTCCCAGCGTCGGGTTGTCATCACGCCCCTTCCGGGGGGTACCGAGTTGGTAGTACTCACCCTTCCCGATCGCCTCACACAGGTGAGTGAGGGTGAACCGGCGGTCCGCCCAGTAATGCGTGACCGCAGAGACCAGCTGCCCAGCGAGGAACGCCCGGGGGGTGAGGGACAGCCCGAGCGTGGCCTTGAGTGCCGCCACGGTGAGGGCTGTGGTCGCGGTGTAGGTGCTCACATGCGCCGCGCACGCCTTGCGCCCCTCCCCCCCCGGCAGCCCCTTGGTACAGGCCTGGTGGTGGGTCTGCACCCAGTGGTCGGCGACGTCATGCGCCACCAGCAACCCCGGCAGCACTACCGCGAACGTCAGTGCTTTACTCGCTTTACTCGTCATCACGCTCGCCGCCATAGTTGGGGCCGAAGTGGGAACCCGGCGCGCTCAGGGGCCCATGGAAGGTGATCACCATCGTTCCCTCAGTGACCTTCTGGTGAACCTTTGGTTTCTTGGGCTTTTTGTGTTTTTGTGTGCCGCTGCCGAGGCTAGCCTCCGGGGAAGCTTCTCCGGTGTTCACGTACCCCTTGATTCTCTCACCCATGACTGATACCTTTACCTTTCTGGTAGTGATAGTCGTGGGGTAAGTCGTCGCGATCGTGTCTCTTCTTAGAAAGTCCAGCACACATGGGGCGCTTCGCTAGCGGCGGCGCTATTGTGATGTTGGTTGGCCTGGACTGTCGCGTGTCCCCGGTAACGCCGTGCCCACTGGTCACCGGCCCACCCACAGGAGCAATACCCTTGGTAAAGCGGTTCCCCCTCAGGGCTCGCCGAGACTCTCATCGCGGTACGGTAGGCGTACCTGACACAACGGGTGCAGTGCGCCCAGGTGGCGTGAGGCCGTTGTTCCGCTCTCTTGTTGCCGGGAGGCGTTGTGGCACCTAGTTCTTTCTTGGTGCGCTTGAACATACTTCAGTTCCTATCCGTTGCAGGGTTCGGTGAAGCTGGCCGTGCACAGGAAGCTCCCGCACCGTGGGCAGGAAGCGGGGTCGCCGTTCTGGTCGATCCACCCCGTGAAACCCGCCTCACGGAGGTTGACGAACTTGGTGTCCGCCTCCGTCTCAGGTAAACCGTCCCAGCGACGCGAAGGCTCCCACCCCTCACGCGGGTTGAAGAAATCCACCCTTCTCTCTCATCCGCTTGTCGGGCGCAGCGACGAACTCACGGTGGCCGCCTGATAGCTGGGGCAGTCCTCGTTAAGGCACCACCCGGAGTGCATCTTCGACCCGCAGTCAGGGCATCGGGTGTCCATCACCCCTCCCGTGCTGCCGTCCCGGCATCGTGACTGTTTTGTGGCGTAGCCGCAGGTTCTCGTAGTAGTCATCCACACTCGTCGCATCCCCCGTGAAGTGGTCGAACAGGTTATGCCGAGACATCAGGTTGCCGCGCATTGTTCCGGTGTTTCCTCAAATACTCGGTGACCAAGGCGACCTCCTGGGGGGTTGGGTTGGGCCACAGCAGCGCAGCCAACTCCACCCCGGAGACCGTGACCCATTCCTGGGGACTCAGCAGACGGTGAGTGGTGGTCATAGTTTCCTCATCCTGAACCGTGACACAGATCATGGCCTCTCCACTCTGTCACCGTGATGCTTGTCGTAATCGCATTGGTAGGGGTTATACTCATGGCGCTCATGATGGGCGCCCTCCCCGGTAGGGCTTTGTCCGGTACACCTTGTTGCTGCACCGGTCGCATGTGGTCGTGGTCCCGTAGTCGTTTTCCTGGGCCACATGGATTGTGTTGAAACCACCGCACCGCGGGCAAACATCACGAGCCTCACAGAACTCACACCAGTCACTCATTCCGCGACCTCGTGTGCTGGCAAGAGGACTGGGAGGGCTTCCACATCCATCTCCCAGTCGATCAGCTCGGGAAACTCGTCGGCGAACTCTCTCGCCTCGGCGAGCGCCTCGCCGATAGCCGACACGATCAGCCTCGTATCACGGCCGCTCCCCACCGCGGCGAGTAATTGTGCCCTCAGGTCCTCAAGATGGGAGGTTGTCATCTCAGTCGTACTCCTTTCCTCAGTCCGCGGTGAGAAGGTCACGAAGCTCAGCGGCGATCAGGGTGTCAATATTCGGGGGAACCTGCTCGCGCACGGCGGCAACGAAACGCTTCACAGCTTTACGAGGGAGCATCAGGTAGGCGTCCTGGCTGGCGTTCCGCAGGTTCACCACAACCCAGCGCTGGTCAAAGGGCCCCACCCGGACATCACCCTCACCCACCAGATCCCTCAGGCCCTCCGCCAGGAGTGCGAGCGCGATGACCCACTCCCTCTTTCCCGGAAAGGCCAGACGTGCCGCGTACGGGTCGTCCCGGGTCCAGGTGACCCGGGCCGGGACCTTGTTCCTCCGCGGCAGAAGACGACAGAAGGTTGACGTCGTGACCTCGGTATCAACACGGAACGGCCGCACGGCCCCAGGGATAGGTTTCCTTGTCATCGCTTCTTGTTCCCTGACTTACGTGCTCGTGTGCGACGATCCCCGTTCTCGATCACGCTGAGAGTCCTGTAGCACCGGTCGCACAACGGCCCATACCCCTGGGTCTCCCGCGTCGCAGGCCGCCCGCAGTTCTGCCGGCACTTCGGGATGTTCAGCGCCACCACCGCTTTCGTCACCTTCCGCCACCCCCGTTGAACATCCTTACTTCTCATCACGGATCAACCCCAATGCTGGTTCATAGGGCGGATCCCGGCCAGGTCCTCGATCGCCTGACCGGTACGCTTGCAGTAATGACAAATCTCACCAGCCACGGTGCCCCACCCCGTACCACGCTGAAACTCCACGTCACAGTGGGGGCACCTGCGGGTAACAACAAAACCCCCACCCTCTGTTCTCCTGATAGGCATTACCGACCTCGCCTGCTCCGTAGCTTCCCTAGTCTCGTGTGATTACTGACCAGCTCATCCCGCCAGTCCTGACACACCCCCTCGGGATGCCATACCGGCCCATGCAGACGCGACCGGAGAATGTCGCTAGCCTTCTCCAACAACCTGATCTCCAGATCGTTGGGTGTCTTGTCCGTGGGTGTGGGCATAGAAGTCCCCTTCACCTTTCAGTGCGTTATTGGGTCAGTCAGCCGTGGATGAGGTCAATTGTTGCTTTTAGTGACAGCTGTCACAGTCGCAACTGTCGAGGAACGACACGTGATGGTCGTTGCCGTACAGCTGCTGTAGCTTACGTTCTGTGTCCCAGTTCCCGCGTTGGCTTCCGATGTAGCTGTCGCTCCACCTCAGCCACTCGGTCCCTGACGTAGCGCTCCGCATTCCCGCTCGGGCGGTTCTGTTAACTTCGCGCCGCACTGCCTTATCCGGCCTGTCAACCCTGCTCATCAAGAGCCTCTCCCTGCTGATCCCACCCACGGCAGTAACACTCCCGCAGCTCAGCAACCGCTGGGGGTACACGCCACCCGTGCGCGAGCGACCACGTCTCATAGAGCCCCGCGTGTTTCGCGAGCACCGCGAGAGAGCCCCTCAGCTCGCTATCGGTGAGGTTTTGCGCGTCAGCGGTGAGCATGACGAGCTGGCCGATGATCCAACGGAGGCGCCCGACCTCCTCCACCGCGACCGTCAACTGCTCAACGTCACCGCTCACGTGGGCTCGCCCCGCTGCCTGATGTACCGCCACGCATCATCAACACAATCCAGGGCGCATTGCCGCTCCGCCAACGTCATGCCGCGAACGATCTCCTTCACACGGGCAGTGTCCCCAACCGCCTGGGCCTCAAATAGCAACATCACCTTGTCTGTCATGGACGGTCTCCGTGAGGCCGCCGACGCACCTGGCGCATGGCGTGGATAAGGTTGTCCGCAGCAGACAGGATCTGAGCAAGGGTAGGCGTCTTGCCCAAACCGTCACAGAACCGCGCGGCCAGCTCGTCAACATCCGTAGCAGTCATCTCTGGTTCGCTCTTTTCACATCAATGTTGCTGTCGCACCGATGCCCCCAGGTGCCGCAGTGCACCCGCAGCAATGAACCGGTCCATATCTCGGCGAGCACCGTGGGCCGTTCACAGGTTGGGCACGGTTCAGTGACCGGGTGAGGGAACCGCATTCAGGCCACCCCCTCGCCTGTTAGTTCTGACCTCAGGGCATGGATGGCACGGGATGTTCCGCTTTGCACGGTACCCTCCCGGCACCCCACGAACCTCGCCGTCTGTCTCACCGAGAAACCCCCCAGGTACCGCAGCGCGATATATCTCTGATACGGCTTCGGCAGACGCCCGATAAGCGCACGAACCTCCTCCACGGTCTCGCGCCGCACCACATCCTCATCCACACCAGGACTCACCCAGCACTCCATGAGCCACTCGTCCCCAGAGGTGGACGCCACAACACGCCGATGGCAGGCGGACCTCAGATGATCACGGACCAGGTTCCGGGCAATCGTCAGCAACCAGGCCCCAATATCCCGACCCCGATAGGTCACCGACGAAATCCCCCGCAACGCGTGGAGGAACACCTCACTCGTGATGTCCTCAGCCAGCTCAACCCCAACACAACTAGCCGCGAAACAAGAAACTACAGGCCGGTACCGACGATACAACTCACCGAAGGCCTCCCGATCACCCTCCTGTGCGGTGGTGACGAGATCCCATGAGGACAACTCCCCGAGTACGGTTGCCGTAGCGGTAGATGTCATGATTTCACCGGCCTGCCGATGCTGGCCGCTCATGACTCGCCCCGTTTCACGGCGTACTCCGCCGCCGCCCCCACCCACAAACCACGACGAGCCGACAACCCCTGCTCAACCTGAGCACGAGGATGCAACTGAGGTTCACGAGAGTCCGACCGATGCTGATTTTCTCGAGCGTGTGGTTGGGTTCTCACCGCGCCACCACCGGACAGTCAATATGCAGGTGACGTACCTCTACCTGCCATTCGCAGCGACGCAGCCGGCGCGCAACCTCCTCCACCATAACCACAGACCGGTGCCGACCACCCGCACACCCAATCGCTACTGTTACCGGGAGTTGTTTGGTCACGTGCAGCAGCTCGTCTAGGGTAATAGCAACCCCCTGAGCAACATGGGCAGCGATAGCCAGGACGTGCCCGCGTACTGGTTCATCCAGGCCCGTAGCCCAACGCAGCTCCAAATCAGGGTGCGGGTCATAGAGATGCGCCCGAACATCCACAACGACGTCAGCGGTAGGGGCTAGCCCGTGCAGGTACCCAAACGAGGTGATCACCGCATCAGCCATCTCAGACCACCCGACCCGCAACCGACCGCTGCGCCTCCCGCTGGGGCACGCAACGCCTCCAGCTGCTCCAGCTGCACCTGCGCCGCCAGATCCCTAGATGATCCCTGCGGCCGAGGAGACTGAGTGGTCATGACGCCACCGCCGACGACTCGTCACCCTCCGGCCGGCCGTAGGCGGCTTGCTCACACGCCTCCGCGTAGGCCAAGACCGCTGTCCCGGTGACGCGGAGCGCGCCAGCCCTGGACCCCAACCGTAATGCAGCCAGCTGCCCGGACTCGATGGCCCGGTAGATCGTGGTGGCCGACACCCCGAAGTGCTCAGCCACCTCCCGTACCCGGTAGGACTGGGTAGGCTCAAGTCGCATCGATACCCCTCCACAGGTTCGATGACCAGCCCCGGCCGGTGCGTCACCACCGCCGGGGCTTTCTGCGTCTCACGCCAGCGTCGTCTCTGACGTCGCTACAGCGTC